AGCACAGTAAACTGACCAGGATGCATAGACAACCGAACACGCCTCTCGCGAGCCAAATCTCCCACTTCTCTAAATGCTCTTTCGCAATAGGCTCGTACATCGGCACGCCGCCAAAACCCGCACCAATTCTGCTGAGTATATACAGGTAGTATATCGCTACTGAGTCGTACCATTCTAAGATCTTCATGTTGTTCTCCAACTAATTTCACTAGCTTGCGAGTAGATTCTATGTTGCCTACCATTAGGTCCCATAGTTTTTGCTCCGCAACCTGTTTAGTTTGTCTATTTAACCAAGCCACTGTAGTGCTACCAGTGTTATACTGTTTGCAATTGTCAATCTGTTTAATACCATCGATCTGGCTGGGACCGTCGATCCACTTACAGGCAAAGCCGATACGTTTAGTCATTTTTTACTTTCGCTGAGATTACATTAGCGATGCGGAAGGATCGCCATTCCTTTTTGTCCAAGCACCAAACATTCAGTACATCTGGATTAATCTTCTTTTCTTTCTTAGGAGCAGGAAAGTCAACGGGATTATCAGTGTTAGTGAAATGCGGAGCAGGGATAGGATCGGGAATAAACTCTGCCTTAAGTGTACAAGGCATCGATCGAATCTCACCATTTACTTTGGTAAATTCTACAATGCACTCGTTTTCAAGAAGCAGAGTGCGTAATGCTTCGGGGGTAATAGTATTTGTCATACTACTAGTATAACACAATCACCTCCAGTTGTCAATCACAAACTGATCCATAACTTCGTCGGGTTTTGGATCACCGTGGAACACACAGACAACGCACTCTGCATGCACTTTTGGACTGCGAACATCTTTGAAAAATCTTTTGCCACCCTGATACACTAATTCATTTCGATCACGGATCTCCCATTTGTAACTCTGTATCCATCGTTCGGGCCAAAAGGTTATACGGCTTTTTGCCACTTGCCAAATCCAATCTTGGTCGCCGTGTAATTTTTGAGCCTGCTTGGGATTGTTTTGGAAGGTGGTAAAGATATCTGGATGTAGTCCTGCGGGCCAACTCATGACAGAACTGTTGAGAATGTTCCACTGGGGATTAAACTTTCTATTAAAGTCTCTAATGCCTAAAAACTCTCGGTCATAGCCTAAAATTAATTTATCAATATTCTGATGTATAACAATATCTAGATCAAAATATAAAACTCGGCCTCGCAGATTTATCCCGGGATCAAACATGTGAACCTTGTGCCACCACCCTTTTGCATACCCGGCATGTGGTCTTACAATGCTGGTAACACCGTCTATGGGATGTTGATCATCAGTTAAACAGAAAAACTCATAGGGAACGGTTAGATGTCTAGCAACCATGTTACGCAGACGCTCAACATATTCTCTACCATAGCGTGTACCAAATCGAACACACAATACAGAAATTGGTTGGACTTGAGTTTGTATAGAGGTAGGTACTGGTATTGGTTCTTCTACAGTAATTTCAGTAGAAGGGAAACCAAATTTTTTATAGTGTCTCCACTGATCTTTAGTGAGATTTTCTCTTGACAATTTCATCGATGGCTACTAGGTCTTTTAAAATATTGCTAAGGTCGTCCAGCTTGATCATGTTAGGACCGTCGCTAGGAGCACGATCTGGATCTTCGTGACATTCCATAAACAGGGTTGATACGCAACCTGTGGCTATAGCAGCTCTCGCCAAGTACGGGACCATGGTCCTATCTCCACCAGATCTTTCTCCCATGCCTCCAGGCTGTTGAACAGAATGTGTGGCATCAAAGACCACTGGATAGCCAGTGCTTGCCATAATAGGTAGACTGCGCATGTCGACCACAAGATTATTGTATCCATGAGTGTATCCTCTTTCGCATAACATAATGCGTTCATTGCCGGTTGAAGCAATCTTTGCCGCAACATTCTTCATATCGTGAGGAGCAAGGAACTGCCCCTTCTTGACATTGATAGCACATCCTGTAGCACCTGCTGCTAATAATAGGTCAGTTTGTCTGCATAGGAATGCCGGTATTTGTAATATGTCTATGCCTGCTTCTGCACATTCCTTTGCCTGCCACGATTCGTGAATATCAGTTAAAACTGGCACTCCAAACTGATGCTTAATTCCATTAAGAATTTGCAAGCCTTTTTCAATACCAACGCCTCTCTTAGTACTAATACTAGAACGATTGGCTTTATCAAAACTGCTTTTGTATATCAAGGGAATGCCAAGCAATGCTGTGATAGCAATCAGCCTAGAACAAGTAGCCTCGGCATGAGCTTGACTTTCTATTTGACATGGACCGGCAATAAGAACAAATGGCAAATTATTGCCAATGGGTAAAGAGTTAATATTAAATGTGCGCATATTATTATTTACCAATGCCTAATGGTATTGGCAAACAAGTTCACGCAAAGAGATCTTCATTCCATTCACGGTGTCCTTCACGGAATGCCATATTGCTCTGCGTTTCGCGAACTTCAACACGATAGCACCATAGGCGTTTGCTTTCACCATCACCCCACATGTCTGGAATGTACACACCATTAACATACTTGTAGAGTTGATCAGCTAGGCCTTCGCAACCTAGTTTAGGAAGGATAGTAAGTTTAGCCAACTTACGCTTTTCCATTTCCTTGTAAAAGTCTAACTCAGGATCGTCTTCTGCTACTAACAGGGTATGATCAAATTGACTTTCTAAGATGCCTTTGAGTTCTTTAAGACCTCCGTAGTCAGCAGCCCAATTACGAGCGTCAAGGTCGTTGGTGCCAAAGTAAAATTTCATATTAAATGAATAACCGTGAATTAGATTACAATGACTATCAGCTCGCCATTGCCTATAGGCGCATGGGAATGAGTCGTGATATTCTTTTGTTGAAGTGTACTTATATTGTACGGGTTGAAGATTTGCCATCTCTAGTCTCCTTTATTAAGGTAGCAAGTTTGACGACATGCAGAGTTTATAAAGCGGGATGAATGACGTAAAAAGTCCGCTGTGCCTGTGTGTATAGATTAAGTATACAAGGTATTTATAGGTAATGCAACTCCAATAGATTCTTTTTTAACATTATTTTTTTGCCATTCTGTAGGCAACGTCCAACCTTCTGTATTGATGATATTAAATTGAATATGGGGAAACAATGAAAACAATTTGCCTATTTGGTATATCCAATAGCTGGGATCAACAGCATTAGAGTTTGGATGAGAATAATTATTGGTTCCTTTGTAAACATTGTTCACGTGTTCTTGCCTGCCGTATAAATCAAAACCAACAAGTGATACCGTAGGTAAATTTAATTGTGCGGCAACAAGAACAGCATATGGGCCAGATCCCCAATGTATAGGATTGTCGGGACGAAGCTCTCCCTGATAGGGCAAGTCTGGCAGCAGTTTTATATTTTTGTTTTTTTCTATCTTTCTAAAATAGTGATGCCAGTTGTCTCGAACGTGGATCATGGTATTAGCAGTTGCAGGATTTTCTAATGCTTCTCTAACCATTCTATGATCACAACAGATCAAATGATCAACAACAAGATCTCTATGTATGGCATTGCAGCCTATAAGAACATGCGTGTCTTTAAAATCGTTTAGGTTGATTCTGCCACGACTTTCGCCGTTGCCTATAACTAGGGCCTGTGAGCCCATGTGTTAACCTCGTTCTTTGATCTCGCCAAAGGGATACCATGCACCGGGACTGCCTGCTCTTAGACAGACCCAGCCAACACCAGTACCAACTCTGGCAGCGGTATTCCAGACAATATCGCCTACGGCATAAGTACCTTCTTGCGGAGAATTGCTGGCATACATTTGTATGTGACCACTGAATCTCACCGCACCCGCCACATGTAGATCCACAGCAGGATCTGGATTTTCAACACCCACACTTAGTTTGCCGTTGACCTTGACCTGTATGGGATTTCTTTTGGCATTACCTAGATCAATATTACCATTGGCCTTGACTGAAATACGAGAAGTATTGTCAGTGACAATGTCAAAATCCGTGCTGGCAAAAGTGCCAACCATTCCGTGAAAGTCATCATTGGTGCCCAGCATTACCTCAATGGCATTTTCCGCCACGCTAAATGCAGCATTAGGAGCTTCTGTGCCTAGACCCAATCTGTCTGTAGTGCCATTGTAGATCAAATACTGATTGATATTAACCGATCCATCTACAATCAACCCTTGAAGTCTACCCACAGTTTGTAGGTTGCTTTTAAGTACGGTAGACCCTAGTTCTTTAGTGGACAGCACCACAGTGTTGCCAATGGAGAAATTCTTGTCTTTGTCTAGATCAATGCTTTCTGAAGAGAAAAATCTATCAGGATTTCCGTTGTATACCAACTGTTTGGTATAGCCTTTGCCGCTCCAGATAATGCCTTTACCAAAGTTTTCCTCGCCCTTGCGAGCCCGGAATTCTAGGAACTGCGTGATTTCTTGAGCAACAGGTTGATGAGCAGCCTCAACAAGGTCTTTGAGAACACGGCTTAAATCAGTGAGAGTTTGATCGATATTGGTATTGTTCATACCAGTATTTATCAAACTCCGATCTAAACATTAGGCAATTTTCAGTAAAATTATGTCTTCGTTGATACGGCCATTCATGCGGGTATCTACTGCATTGATGTCTTCTAGAAACTTGCGTAGTACTACTTTGCCTGCTGCCTTAAATTCTTTAAGTTGATCGGCTGGTTTACGCAGTGTCTTTTGTACAGATGTTGCTTCGTTGAAGCCTGTAATTGTGGTGCCTTTAACGCCAAGTTCTTGGAACTCAGCAGCCAAGTACTTGCCCAACTTGCGGCTCTTGGTATTGTAGGTCCACAATTCTTTAGCACCTAGAATATCAGCAGGGTTGATAGATACCAATTTAAGCGGCTCATCTGCTTTCTTGTACTTGAGCTTGGCCACAATCTTCTCAGCAGGTACAGCTTTCTTAGCTTTGGGTTTGCGGTTAACCTTGGCTTCTTGTGCCAGCATTTCGCAGGCACTGACAATTTCTTGATAGAATGCTGTAATTTTACGCAGTTGCACCTTGCTCAAGTGGCTGTAGGCTTCTTTAAGTTGTTCGTCTTTGGTTGAAGCCGCTTCCACTAGCTCATCTAAATTCCTAGCATAAAAATCTCTAATAATGCGAGCGTGAGCTGCCTTGGCTTGATGTGCTTTTAGCAAGTTGAGAACTTTGAATGCCTTGGGATCAAATGATTCTGGATCTGTTTGAAACGATTCGATGGCAGTTTCAATTTCTTCAGTCATCTTGTATGACGACTCACGTACTCGTTCTTGAATACTAACAACAGGGCCAGTAGATTTAACTTCTGCTACCGCTTCATCATCAATGTCATCTTTGCCTTCGCTAATAATTTTAGCAATGGATTGACCCAACCAAACCGCAGAGCTACGACCGTCATTGAAGTCTGCACGAACTGGAGGCATGCCTTTTAACAAACAGGCAGCAATGGCTCCTACAGTTGTTCCACAGCGATTATCTTTGGTCTTTTTAAATTCAGCCATTTGCTCTTTAGTGTAGCCATTCTGACTCATCCAATTGATTACTTTAGGTTTGAGTTCTTTACCGCTGGACTCTAATCGGTACCAGCTCATGGCAACGTGAAATTGACGCAGGAACTGATTGGTATCCCATGCCTCATGTCCATCCCACTTTGGAGAATAATCTTTTCCTTTAGATGCACGAGCCTCTGCTAGATGTTTTGCCTTAGTTGCCATTACCGCACTCCTATTAATTAACAATACTTATATTATAGCATCGTTTTGTCTAGTTGTCAAGTGGGTCATTTTGGAATGTTTTAATAAGGGTAGAATCACCTTCCTCGTTTTCTTGGTAGACTGTGGATGATACATACCCGTCCTCGAGACTGGCTTTGGCTATTTCAAATGCTTCTTTTTGACTGGCGGTAGTTTCTAATAATTCATGGTGACCGTCTTCGTCTTCGGCCCAAACTTCGTATAGCATGTATGTCATATTGGTTGCTCTCTAACCTCCTTAACGGTCATCATCTTCCATGTCTAAAACAATCCAACCCAATTGTTTTAGATCCTCACGTATTTCATCAGTGACTACACTCTCTGGAACATATCCGTTCGCCCGGCGATGATCCAGTCCGTATCCAGACTCGTCGTTACCAATGCCTGAACAATACCAATCAATGTAATCGCCTTCTTGTCTCATATTGGCAATTATTCCACCAGCACTGCGCCAACTGGCACTCCATCGTTCGTCTTTAAGAACGGGTATGACCTCCAATTTTTGGAATTGTCTATTGCATATAGCGGCATATAAGTTTTGGGCATAGGAGTCACTGCTTCGAACTTTATTTAACATCAGTTCGCAGGTGCGGAGATCGTACTCCATGTTGTTTTTTTGCCACTCAGGGTCAAGTTCTCGAGAGTCTGCTTCAGCTCGCCACTTGGCCCATAGATCAATGTAGGCCTGTGCGCTGACTCGTTCTTCTTCAGTGATAGCGGGATCTTCCAATTTCTTTTCAGAACGTTCTTGTTGAAAGGTCATTCGATTAGGGCTTTTTGAAATCTTTGACATCTTGTACGGCTTGCTTTAGTGTTTGGCTATAGTTAAGGGCGGATTGTTCCGAAAGAATAATAGAAGTTTCGAAGTCTACATGCCCTTTGACTAACAATGTCCAAAGGTGTTTCCAACGTGACATAGACCAGAAGTTGGTACGTTGTTGAGTATAGATTGTGACAACAACTCCTGTATCTTCTGCTTCTACATCGATAGTATGGGTGCAGTCGTCGTTACTGCATTCGCATACAGCCTTATACATTTTGCTAGTTCCCCAATCTTTAACTAGCAGGATTCCTTCAGCGGGTTGATGCGTTTTCATTTTTATCTCGTTGATGTTTGTATTCTCGTTTGAGCCAAAATTTATAGCGTTCCCAGTATTGTGTTATTGTAGCAGGTTCCTCGCCATAGAGCAATCGTTCTTCGCGATTTTCCATCCAGAGTTCGTTGACCCAATGTCTAAAGGCACTAGTTCGGTACTTCTGGTCGCGCTGTACAATATTCACAGGTTGGGTCATCACATTTATCCTCTAACCATTTATTGCAGATTGAACAATAGAAACAATCATACTCTTCTGAATAATTTTTTGGTGCCTGACAGCAGAGAGTGGTTAGGTCCATAGACTGTCCCTAGCCTTGATAAGACGGATCATCATTGCTTCATCTTCTTTTTCATAATCGGATTCAATCTTTTGAAGCAACTTATGAGCCTTATCGCTAGCTTTTTTAAGTACAGGATCTTTAGGGGTGCTGAAACTTAGTTTACCACCATTAGCTTCTCGCTGTGCTTCACAGGCCGCAGTCCAGCCACTTGCATCGTAGGGATCAGGACGAGCACGATAGGTCACAGTCCACCATGTGTAAAGCTCTTTTATCTCACGAGCACGAAGAGCCTGCCCAGTAGGCTTACCATACTCAGGATGATCGGGTTCGCACCAATCAGTATTAGTCAGTGTCATTGCCCAATCTAAATGATCAAGGCCTGCTTGAGGGCAACGCCAAGTACGCCAACGGAACCAACCGCTAGCCCAAAAGGGAGGATCATACTTAGCACGAGCTTCTTTATCTCCCCAGGCGATGTGCGACCATGCGGATTCGATTTCGACGAAATCCACCAACTCATTAAATAGGCATGGCAGGAACCGATTGCCAACATCGCACCAAGCACCAGGCTTGATATCACGAGTATGAGCGGTAAGAGAATGAGTACGGCTAACCCAGCGATTATTGATGTAATACTTAACATCGTAGATCTTTCTAACGGGCCAAGTGACAAAATCCTGGATATAGCCTAGGCCTTCTTCAGCTAACCAGTATCGAAAATTGTGCTTCATCTGTGCCGCAGTGGTCCAGTCGTCCCATTCTTCACTGGTACCCGCACTCAATTTCTTAGTGCCGCGAAGCCAATCTGCAAAGGGAGTGCATGACCAATAGTTTGTGTGATGTGCCATAATAGTATATTTTCTCTGTTGAACAACTTAATTATACTATCTTTTAGATAACATGTCAAGATGATTCTTTTTTGACTCAAATTTTTCTTTGATAGCCAGCCAAATTGAGCATGATTGAATATTGTTCATAGGCTTTTTGGACAGCGGCGTTTGATTGTCGATACCAACTTTCCTCACGTTCTTTTTCCATAAGCATGGAAAACATGTCAGCATCACTATATCCGTGAGTGTGATTGCCAAAAAATCTTTGCTCCATTTCTATTAGAGCACGAAATCTACTTTCGGGTATTTGAACGGTGAAGACTTTTTCTGTTTCATATTCTACAAACTCTTTACTTATAATGTCTGCTCTTAGAGGATCTGTAAAATACTTAGGAGGGTGGTATCTAGCCCTCCGTTTTTGATCATCTACGATTTGTATTTCGTAGTTTTTGCAAAACTGATCAATTTTTTCTTTCATTATACAAGACTTTCTGCCAGAGG